GGAAGGTGTCGATAGATGCGATCCAGACAGCCCGCCCAAGAGCGGTCGGGAGCATCCGGGCGTACATCCAGATGACATTCTCCCAGACGATAGTGCCGCTCGCCTGGCCGGACTGCTTGTTGACCTGAACGGAAGCCGGGCAGTTGATGAAGCCCAGGGGCTCACCGACGCCGGTGCCGGTCATGAACGCGATGTCCTCGAACCAGGCAATTGCCCTGGGGAAGATCGTGTCGAAGAATGAGCCGAACGCGGGAGCATCCGCGAGCAGCTCATTGGGCACTTCCGCGTAGCCGGTCAGCTTCTTGGCGTCGAGCACGACACGGCCGAATGAGGCCTGGCTCTCAACCAGCTGCGCTGCCTCTTCAGTCCAGTAGCAGACCACGCCACCGAACACCGAGCTGACGTTGCTGGTCACGTCGATCATGGGGATGGGCACGCGAAGCGAGTCCATCGGAATGACCTGGGCGCGCGGCCGGACGACAGCATCCTCAAGCGCCACCTGGAGGATCTCTGAACGCAGAACCTCTGGGATCAGGAAGCCACCATCGGCCGGAACCTCGGAGCCGAAGCTGTTCTGGATCTGGAGGGAAGCACTCCTCTTCCGCCCCAGGGTCTGGGAGTTCTTCAGGGTCTCATAGCGAGGCCAGATTGCCTGGAAGAACTCGGAAGTGCTCTCGAACATCGCCCCGCCGTCGCCACCGTGGGCCTTGAGCTCACGCTCAAGCCTGGCGCCGTAGGAACCAGAGTTGTACGCGGCCCCCTTCCCATGGCTGACCTTCCGGCTGTCGTACTTGGGCTGGGTGACCGAGTTGGAGAAGTTCAGGCGCGAGCCGCCCATGCCGTTCTGCTGCATGAAGTCGGCCAGCCCGAGCTGTACCTGCTCCTTGATCTGCTGCTGCAGGCGATCGTCCTTCTCCACAGTCATCTTGGCGTATGACTGGATGAATTCCTTGAACTGACCAGGCTCCGTCATCATCGCCCGGACGTTGGTCGGTTCCGCAAGAAAAGCCTCAAGCTCTTCAGGCCTTGACGGAATGGTGACTGGCATTTTGCTCCCTTCAGAGCTTGATGGACTTGCTGAAATTCTCAATGTCCGCTTCAGTAAGCCCGAAGGGATTCTCATCGAGTTTCTTGTCGCCGCTGGGAGGAGGCGTCTTTGCGCTGTTCTTCAGCGTAGTCGCATCCTTGTTTTGTGTACGGCCGTCGCCTGAGCTCTCCGTACCGTCGTGCTCGTGCTCATGGGTGGCATCACCGGCGTGCTCGTGCGTGTGGTGATGAACGCCGTCATCATGATCGCTGCTGTCGAACGCAGCGTGATCGTGAGCGTGCCGCCCAGTCATCGGCTCGTGCCGACTCTGGCGCTCCCCAACGTACGGCACGGATGCCGCGCCCCTGAGGTCAGCCGGGCCACGGAACGCCGCGCTAAGGTCCCAGCGCTCATCCTTCCTGTGGTCGGTAGTGTGCCGGGTAGCGGATGACGGAATGAACCTGTCGGCCAGCCCGTTGTCGATTGCCTCCTGAGAGTCGTACCAGGTTTCCGCCTTCATGATCTCCCTCCAGTATGAGGGCGGCTTCCCAGTGTGGTCCGAGTAAACTCCTGCAATCAGGTTGCTGGCCTTGTCCAGCACTTCCGCCTGGTCGCGGAAGTCCTGAGCGCTCCCGATGGCCATTGCATAACCGTCATGCACCATCATCTGCGCAGTGCGGGCGATCAGGACTGGATTTCCCGCCATGGCGATGACCGAGGCGATGCTTGCCGCAAGGCCGTCAATTACCACCGTGACGTCATGCCTACCGAGCAGGGTGTTGTAGATGGCAATGCCCTCATGGACTTCGCCCCCTGGGGAATTCAGATGCAATTCCAACGGGCCGTTCACATCAGCAAGATCGCGGATAAGATCCTTGGCAGATACGCCAAAATACCCAATCTCATCGTAGATGTGCAGCTGAGTCGGCCCATCGATCTGATTCTTGATCCGGTACCATGTGTTGTTGCCGCCCTGATGCAGAGCCCACTGCCTCTGTACTGTACGCCATGGCGTGTGACTCATACTCCTGCTCCTTCCTTGTGTCCATTTCCGTTATGCCTCGCTTCTCCGAATGCCTCTTCGAGGACATTGAACATTTCGAGGCCGATTAGGTCCTGTGGCTCTTGTCCTGGGCTGTCCGATGACGACGGCGCCGCAGGAGGGGTGGGAACGCCGCGAGGTAGCGCCGGGCGTGAGACGGGAGGCGGGTTGCCTGCCTTCTGGGGAGGGCCGATCCACTTGACCTTCGGCAGCCCGACCATCTCAAGGACCCCATCCGGGTCCCACCCGGCTTCGACAAGGATCTGAGCTGCCTTACTCTTGGCAGTCAGCTCGTCATTGGTCTCATCGCTGCTGGTCGGGTACGGGTCGTCATAGTCAAACTCGACATCCTCCCCGGTAGCGCCGAACATCTCCAGGTACCGGCTGTTGAGGACATTCTTCTGTCGCCTGAGCCGTGGGATCTCGTGCCAGGCAACATGGACTTCCTCAGCGGTCTGTGCATTCGCCCGGTTGACGTCAGTCGAGTTGCCCAGCATCGCCTGGTGGACGCGGTAGCCCTGCCGGATCATGTCCGATGTGACATTTCGCAGTTCGGCAAACTGCATGTCTCGAATCGTGTAGGTGTTCGGTATCCAGCTAGCACCATGCTCTAGGACGCCGACGCGGTGCCCCCTGGCTACCCCCTGGTGCTGCTCTCGCCAGCGCTCCGTGAACTCGGTGAACTCATCATCACTCAGGCGCTTGTCGAATACAACGATTCCGCCCGGCTGGGCCGAGTTGAGGAAAAAGTTCCTTGACCACTCTGCTGAGTACTTAGCGGCATCAATGTCGACCAGGAGTGCCTGACACGCGCTCAGCCCACGGTAGGGGTCGGACGGGTGCGGGTAACGGAGCTGTATGACCTCATCATTGAGGAGCGGCACAGCCTCGCCATTTGGCCCAGTATAGACCCAGCCAGCCAGGAAATTGTCCCTGTCAGGAACAGGATCCATCCTGTCCGGGCGAACCGGCCACATCTCAATCGGGATGCCCTTACCGGTCGGACCCCGGTTCATGACCCAGTACCACTCCCCGGCCAGCTCCATGTGCTGCCAGCCCACCTCACGGAAGTCGGCGCCAGTCATGAATGGGTTCGGCCGGTTCCACAGCTTCAGAGCCTGGTGCCTGAGGACTTCCTGCCTCTGGTCCGATCCCTTATCCGAGCGGGCGTACCGGACGCGGCCATCCTTGGGCTGACGGAACATCTTCCAGTCACCCTGGCTCTGGCTACCGGTTGACAGGAGCTGAATCACCGCATACAGGGTGCCCTGCATACCCATGGCCTGAAGCTGGGTAAATCGGTCCTGCATACCGGAGCCATACAGGCCGCCGCTGCTACCGTTCCATCGCGAGTTGAAAGGAATTGGGCGCTTTGGCTGGGCTAGGTTTGCGATCTTGCCTATGAGGCTTTTAGCCATCCTTAGTAACAGGATGTGCCCGCCTCTGCTTGTTCTCGGCTTCAACGGCTAGCCTGGCGCCCGTGAGGAACCTTGCTACCTGACTATCCGGTACACGCTTCCAGTCCTTGCCATATGGGCGGTTGCTATAGTCATAATCCTGTGCAGCCCGAACTAGTTCCTCAGGACTCATCATCCCCCACCTTCCACTCGAAAACAAGACAGAGAATACCCGTAACAAGGAGGCCGGAAAAGGTCGAATGTACGAAAGATGCTGCCGATATACACCCGATTCCCACGAAACTATAGGCGTGATCCACGAGGTGCTGCGCCACAGGCCGGTTACTGGCCCTTATGACCGTTGAGGCGGCCTGCAAGCTTTTCCTGGCCCATCTGCCGACTTTGCCGGCCAGTTTCTCGGCATCCTGGAGCCAGTACCCCTCGGTAGCCTGCTGCGTCATCATTCCTCCTTCAGAGCGTTAGTGGCTCTACTTGCCAGTTGTCGATGCCCGGAACCTGGACTGCACCAGTTCCGATCCATTCTGCCGTCCATAGTTCATTGCCAGGGCCGGTCCACCCCGTTGTGTCGAGATCGGCATGATAGGCGCCTGTTGTATCCCGCACGATCGGGGAGGTGGGGTATGCCACGGTAACCACGGCATTCGATCCATGCTTGTACTTTAGTGTGATCGTGTCAGGGTCGGTCGGCACCCCATTCTTGTTCGCAAAGTTCGCGGTTGTGGTGACAAGGGTGCCGCTCAGGTAAGTATTCACACGTCACCTTCCGTCACCGTCGAGGACTTCTGAGCAAGGACAACCGAATGCGCCGAACGGTCAGCGACCGAGGCGGACGGTGACTGCTGACCAAGGGCCAGTGAGTAGGCCCCCTTGTCGACAATGGCCACGGTCGGTGACTTCTGGCCGAGCGCCACCGTGCCGCGTATCTCGGCTCCAGCGCCATTAGCAACGCCGACACCGGCCGCAATCGAGATGAGAGCCGCTACGCCCTGGGCGTTTGCGGTGGCCGCGAAGGTGCCGACCCCAGCGGTCACAGTAACCAGTGCACCCTTGCCGACAACGTTTGCGCTGCCCGACACAGTCCCGGCCCCGGCCGCCACGCTTACAGCAGCACCCTGCCCGGTAACGCCGCCAGGCACATTGGGCGTACCAGTTCCGGCCGTTACGTTGGCAAGAGCGCCGGTGCCAGTGGTAGAGGCCGTCCCGGACAGTGTGCCGGTTCCGGCTGTCACATTCACGCTGGCACCGACGCCAGCTACATTGGCACTACCATGAGCGGTTCCGACACCAGCGCCAACGCTGACCGCCGAGCCGACGCCGGTAACGACTGCGGCGCCCGATGGCGTGCCTACCCCTCCGGCAACATTGACCTGGGCGCCCACTCCGGTCACGCTAGCATTGCCTGCGGTAGTGCCGATCCCAGCCGCTACGTTTACCTGGGCACCCACACCCGTGACGTTCGCAGCGCCGCTAGAGCCACCGGTCGCTGTCCCAAGACCACCGGCAACGTTTACCTGAGCGCCGACACCGGTAACATTCGCACTACCGGCCGGAGTTCCCAGTCCACCAGCAACGCTGACTGCCGCCCCTACGCCGGTAGCGGACGCCGAGCCAGAGCCAGTACCAATCCCGCCGGCAACAGTTACTGCCGACCCCGTGCCGGTAACATTTGCACCGCCGGCAGGAACACCAGATCCAGCAGCCACCGAGACTGCCGCCCCGGAGCCAGCAATAATAGCTGCACCGGCCGGGGTGCCGATGCCTCCTGCTACCGTGACCGTTGAGCCCACACCAGCGACCGAGGCGTCACCATCAAAGGTGCCTATCCCAGCGACAACGGCCACGGCTGCACCGACGCCAGTAACGCTAGCACTCGTGCCAGTGGATGCCGGGGGAAGCACTGCCTGCTGGACACGGCGGTGCCTACGGCGCCAGGTCCTACCGCCGGGCTGAGGAGGCTGTAGCGGTGCTGGCGGTGCCGCCCCGGATGCCAGCTTGAACGCAGCGATGAGAGTACACCACTGGGCAGTACCCGAGAGCGTAATTGATGCTGTCTCTGAGCCGCTGCTAGAGTTCTTGTAGTAAATCGCGGCTTCAGCATTGGAGTTACCCGTGACGTCATTTGTGTCGGCCGTATAGCCGGACGGCGTGGTGAGCGTCAGGGAGTCGCCAGGGTCACCATACAGGGCTGTCAGGTACTCACTAGCAGCCGTTGAGGAGTAGGTGCCAGTTGTAGCCGGGCCGGTGGAGGTGCCAAAGTTGGTCACCACCGTGCCGTCAAGCATGGCGGCGATCGTGTTGCCGGTCGCGAGTCCGGAAACCTCCTGGATGAGGATCGCCCAGCCGAAGTTGTTTACGCTCCCCGAGAACGTGCCGGTGATGGTTGGCTTGGTCCCTACATCACCAGCGGGGGTGTCCATTGCGAACAGCCCGAGGTACCCAGTCGTACCATTGACGATTCCGCCCAGGAACGTCAGGGAGTTCGTGCCATCGGAACAGGTACATACAGTGCTTAGCCCGACGCCGCCAGCGTTTGAGGAGCTGAGGGAGACAAGTGCGATGACCTTGGTACCCGAGCTGAGGTTCGCCGTCCATAGGTGGGTGCCTGCAGGCCCAGCAGTAGCATTGCCGGATGCACCGGAGTTGCTAGCCGACTGAACCCGCGCCCATGCCATGTTAGCTCAGCGGCCCAATCACTACGTTCTGGCTGGCGCCGTACTTGTAGCCGGTAGCCGGCAGGGAGGCCGGGAGTCCTGTCACGTGATTCACATACTCATTGTGGGCGTCGGTCAGGGCGTTGAAGATCGCCTGGGCACTGACGGCATCCAGGTTGATCGGAGCAGCCTCAAGGTCGGTGATCGCATACGGGGCCACCATGTTCTGGTAGAACTCCTCGCAGTCCTGCAGCGCGCGTCGCAGGTTCGCGAGCTTCGCCTGTGCGTTGTTGACAACCATCTGCTGCGTGATCCCCGCCGGGAAGCCAATTGCCATGTCAGATACCTATCAGGACGAGCGGCCCGTGATCGCCTATTGCAGGCACATATGCCGCCTGGATGCGTGACTTGATCTGTTCTCTGTTGTCGGTGTTGGAGAAGCCAACCCAGAAGCCAGCACTCGTTGCTGTACCATCTGCATTAACCCAGGCAACATCCACCAGGAGCCATAGGCCGTTAATTGTCGTATTGCCGGTTGGGTCTACGCCGCCGGACATATCCTGGATACGTCCGTATGCTGATTCCGTCGACATTAGTTCTCCCCGTATACCTTGAACTGCTGAAGGGTGGTTGTGTTGGATGCGCTTGATGCCGACCATGTGCCGAACAGCTCCAGGTACAGCGTGATCTCGTTATTGAGTCCGGTCAGGTTGTTGGCGAAAGACGCTGTCTGCATTGTAGTGCCCCAGGCACCCGAGGAGGCCACGGCGCTATTCCGGGCAGTGGCATTCACCTGGATAGTCGTGCCCAGGTTTCCCACGGCCTGACAGGTGATGTCCATGTCAAGGTCCCATGGGGTTGTTAGGGCCGCTGCTGGCGTCAGGGCTAGTGATGTAAACAGTGTTGCGCCACCGGTACCGGCGATCGTGCCTGCCGCCGCATCTAGGCCAGCCGCAAGGATAAAAGTGGCAGCAGAGGTATTAGCGATCGTGCCGGCCGCCTTGACCCTCAGGCTCTTGCCGATGGCAAAGAAGTTAATCGGGATAATGCACCGTGGCACGCTGGAAGAGGCTATTGCCGATATCGGCGCCTGCGCAGTGTAAGTGTTCTTGGTGACGGAAGCCGGGAGGACATACAGTTCCTCCATCTGGGTCATGGTATAGCCGGACATGGTGCCCTCCCTCTAGGTAGCGGTCCAGGACGCGAGTCCGATTGCTGGGTCAACGGTGTAGGACCAGGTGCCGGCAGTGCTCACTACATTAACCCCAAAGTCGACAATTGAGACGACCGGCCAGGAAGCGGCTGCCGATCCGATCAGCTTGGTGTAGATCACCATAGACCGGGCGGTAATGGTTGCGGTAGACCAGCTGATTGCCGTGGAGGTTGTCCACTTGTCAACGTTGGTCGTACGGGCCAGGGTAACG